GTAAAATATATACATAAACAAGATACAATAAACAAACACTATAAAAGTAAAATACTGGTTAGTAATGGAATAGGAAAAGGTTATATCAATAGTAAAGAAGCAGAAAGAAATAAATATAAAGCAAACGGAAAAACGATAGAAACGTATAAAACGAGAACAGGTCACGATATTGCAATGCCAATATATTGGAGAAATCATATATATAGCGAAGAAGAAAGGGAAAAGTTATGGATAGAAAAATTAGACACAAATGAAAGATATGTAGGAGGGGAAAAAATAAACATCAAACATAATGAGGAAGAGTATTACGGATTGGTAAAATGGTATCAAGCTAAAAGCGAAAGGTTAGGATATGGAAAAGGGAAAACGGATTGGAATGAAAAAGAATACGAGGAACAGCGTAGAGATATAATGAATGAAATTAGAGAAAAAAGAGCCGACGCTCAAGAGAGTGGGCTTGCGGGCTGAAAAAGCCCCGCGAAAAAAGCTTCTACGGAAAAAATTTTGTATAAATAAAAATAAAAGCGTACTATTATAAAAAAAATGAAAGGGGGAATAAAATGGTATAGTATAACAGAGTATGTAGATATATCTACAGGCGAAATCATAAGTAAAAACGAGTACCAGCGAAAAGGGTACAAAACAATAAAAATAAGTAAAACAATTAAAATTGAAAAAAATAATGGAATTATCAAATACAGCAGAGAATGCGAAAAAGACAGACAACTTGAAATCTGGTAGAGGAATATTAAAAACACAAAGCGGAGATGAAAACATCCCAGACTTAGACAAAGGACAGGAATTAATCGAAAGGGAAAAAATATATAATAGTCCATTTGAACTAATCGGAAATCAAGAAATAGGATATTGGATAGCGTTAGGAGCATTTAGAATAAGTGAAAAAGGTACTAAAAGCGAAAAATTAAGAGAAGTAGAGAATAAAGATTGGGATTTAATTATAAATGTATTATGCGCTATTATGGCGGGTAAGGATATGGAAGAAGCACAAAAAGCATTAACCAAACAAGCATAAAAATGAAAAGAGCAATAGGAAAAAACACTCTTGGAAGTGGAAAAAAAATGGAAGTAGCATTAAAAAACTACGAAAGAAGTACACACGATTTAAGTAGAATATGGAGAAGTACAATGGCGTGTGGAACATTGGTACCATTCTTAAAAGAAGTCGGATTAACCGGAGACACGTTTGATATTAATCTGGAAACACACGTATTAACACATCCAACAATAGGACCGTTGTTTGGAAGTTTTAAATTACAATTAGATGTATTTACAGCGGATATTAGACTATATCAAGGAAGATTACACAATAACGCATTAAACATTGGTATGAATATGGCTAATATCAAATTGCCTTTATTGGTAATGGATACAGAGCCAATAGATTGGAATAAACCCGTAAGCAACCAACAAGTAAATCCAAGCAGTATTTTAAAATATATTGGTATTAGCGGAACTGGGTCTAATGGTGCATTAGGAAATCAAAGATATTTTAATGCAGTACCATATTTGATGTATGCAGAAATATACAAAAATTATTATGCCAACAAACAGGAAACAAACGGAGTAATCATACATAATACTGATGTAGTAAAAAATATTACATTAGTAACAATACAAACAGGAGCAGGAACACCATCTACAGTACCAACCCCAAGAGGATCCTTAAGCTGGGTATTTACTGACAATGATACATTAAGTATTACATATAATGATGTACCACCATTAAAAGAGGATGTAATGTTGTTACTAAGTAATGGAACAGGAAATCCTGTAAAGCTGGTAAACATAGAAGAAATATTTGCAACAATTACAAGTCCAGCACCATCTCCAGGAATAGAAACAATGTATTGCACAGACGTAAAAGAAGAATGGGTAGGGTGGATGTTAGAGAATTGGCAATATAGAAGCGTAGAAGATGAAACTAAACCACAGCTATATAAATTTCCATTGGCCAACATTGATACAATGCGAGAGGACATATTGACAGCAACCAAAACAGCAACACCGTTTTATGTAAATACCGGAAGTATAGAACCTTACAATTTACCACTATTAATGAGTGGTTCAATTTGGAGTAGAACGGTAAGCCAAGAAGGATTATTTATTAAAACCTATCAAAGTGATATTTTTAACAATTGGATTAAGACAGAATGGATAAGTGGTAGTAACAGTATCAATGATATTACTAAAATAGATACAAGCGGAGGAAATTTCACAATAGACACACTAATCATTAAAAGAAAAGTGTATAATATGTTGAATGCAATAGCAGTAAGCGGAGGAAGTTATGATGATTGGTTGGATATCAATTGGAGCGAAGAAAGATATAGCAAACCCGAAAGTCCAGTATATCACGGAGGACTAAGTAAAGAAATTGTATTCCAAGAAATTATCAGTAATTCAGCAACAACAGCAGAGGGAGGTCAACCGTTAGGAACATTAGCGGGAAGAGGTGTCCTGAGTAAAAAACACAAGGGTGGATATGTTAGAATAAAATGTAATGAGCCTTGTTATGTTATGGGAATTGTAAGTATAACGCCAAGGATTGACTACTCACAAGGAAATGATTGGGATATGAGTTTGACTAATATGGATGATTTCCATAAACCAGCGTTAGACGGAATAGGATTTCAAGATAGAATAACAGATCAAATGGCTTGGTGGGATACAGGATGTACAGCTGGAGGCGTATTGACATATAAAAGTGCTGGAAAACAACCGGCATGGCTTAATTATATGACAAGTTATAACAGAGTGTTTGGAAACTTTGCAATTGAGGGAAACCAAATGTTCATGGTCCTAAATAGAAATTACGAGTACAACAAAACAACAAAAACAATAAGCGATTTAACAACGTATATAGACCCAAGCAAGTATAATAATATATTTGCATACACAAAAAGAGATGCTCAAAACTTTTGGGTTCAAATAGGGATTAATATGGAAGTAAGAAGAAAAATGAGTGCAAAAATAATGCCTCAAGGTTAACTAATAAATTTAGTATTTCCCTGGTTAAAATAGCCAGGGAAATACTATAAATAATAGCAAATAAAAATTTAGAAAAAATGTATAAAAAAACAGAATATGGTACCAGTAATTTAGAGATAAATGAAAGTACAGTGGGAGAAACTATAGAAATGAAAGTTGAAAGAATTGTAAATAATGGAGAGGGAGTTGAGGACGGAGCACCGAGTATTTACACAGAGAGAGCAATGGGAATAATGCCAGAGTATGACATCAGAACGGACAAATGGGATTTAGCATTGGATGCAATGGATAAGGTACACAAACAGGATGTAAAGAAAAGAATGACAAGTATAGAAGAAAGACAAAAAGCATTGGATGAAATGAAAAAAAAGGATAACAATAATGACGTTCAAAACGTAGATAATAAGGGAGAAAATGGAGGAGAAACTGGAGGAGTTACAGCATAGCTGAAAAAAGAGTGCGACAATAACTCAAAATATTGATAAACAATAAGTTAAAAGAAGAGTACGCACGTCTACTTAATTATGAACTAAGGTGGGTACTCTTTTTTAAAAAAAAGAAGCGAAAAAATTGAACAATTAAATAAATAAAATTATGGCATTAGGGGAAATAATAGGAGGTCAAGCATTAGGATTAATGTTAGGTGGCTACAACGATGATAGACAGAGGAGACAGCAAGAAGCATTAACAGATATTCAAGTAAGAGGTCAAAAAGATATGGCAAACTACAACAGAGAGTTAGCGATGAAAACTTGGGAGGAAACAAATTATGATGCACAAAAGAAACAAATGGAAAAAGCAGGGTTAAACGTAGGTTTGATGTATGGAGGTGGAGGAGCCGGTGGAGGAACAGTAAACAGCGGAGGAGGTGGAAGCGTAGGAAGTGGAACAGCAGACGGAGGAACGGCAAGAACAGCAATGGGAATGCAATTAGCAAGTCAAATTGCATTATTAGATGCACAAAAAAGAAATGTTGATGCTGATACGGCGAATAAGTTAGCGGGTGCGGGTAAAGATAAAGCTTTAGCAGATAACACAAATGTAGACACAGAGGGAAAAACAATAGATGTAAATATTAAAAAGAATACTCAAGATGATGCAGAGAAAAAAATAACATTCGATGCAGAAAAAGCATTCCACCAAGCAAAAAGAGAAGCTACAGGCGCAGAAGTAGATTTGCAAACACAACAAGCTGAAATAACAAAAAGAAGAAATGAAGCAATAGGGTCGGGAATAGATAATGAAGTAGCTAAATTAGGTATGAACTTAGATAGAAGAAAAGTAAATGCAATTGAAGAAAGCGTAAGAATAGCATGGGAAAAACTAATGTTAGAAAAAAGAGAAGTAACAGTTAAAGAATTGGCACAAGCAGCACAAGAAAGCTATATGAGAAACAGCAATATTAAAAGAGGAGAGGAGTTAGACCAAAGACAATGGGAAGCAATAAGTAATGCAACAATCGGAGCAGTAGGTATGGCAATAAGAAAATAATATGTGCCTATATAGTCAAATAATAATGAACGGCAAATATAAGCCGAATAAAAAAAATGGGGGGATAATACCCCCCTTAAAAGATATAAGAGTGAAAGGCGTACCGATAGGGTGTGGGAATTGTATGGAATGTAGAAAGAAAAAAGCAAGAGAGTGGCAAGTAAGGTTGTTGGAAGATGTAAAACACAATAAGAACGGAATAATGGTCACGTTAACGTTTAGTGATAAAAGTATATTAGATTTAAGTAAACAGCTAAAGAAAATAAAAATATCAAGACAATTCGTAAAGAATGTTAACGGAAAAGAAATAAAATACAATAAACAGGTGATTAAATATCCGGAAGAATTAAAAGGGTATGATAGAGACAATGCAATAGCAACCGAAGCAGTAAGATATTTTACAGAGAAATGGAGAAAAAAATATAAGAAAACAATAAGACATTGGTTAGTTACGGAATTAGGACATAATGGAACGGAAAATATACATTTACACGGAATATTGTGGACAGATGAAAGTATAAGTGAAATACGAGAAAAGTGGGGATATGGATTTATTTATCCGAGAAATGATCACGAAGAAAAGGAGAATTACGTCAGTGAAAGAACTGTAAATTATATTGTAAAATATATACATAAACAAGATACAATAAACAAACACTATAAAAGTAAAATACTGGTTAGTAATGGAATAGGAAAAGGTTATATCAATAGTAAAGAAGCAGAAAG